CTCTTCATCAAACACCGCAGTCAACAAAGATTGTAAACGTTCGCAATACTTGTTGAATCGTAGTTCTTGAATGTAGGCAGTGCCAACACGACCATCATTGAATGTTGCTTGTGAATCATCTGCGCCTGTTGGCAAATAACTTGACGGAATACGTAGTCCGCGGAATAGCTTGTTGGTAAAGTACTTCAAGTCATCAATTTCGCCAATATTCTTACCGCCTTCTAGCATTTTAACATCAGATCCTTTACCATCCGCTGTTTTAGGAAAGAAATAATCTTCGTTAATACTCAACGGATTGTACGCACTGTCTATAACATTCTGTCCACCACCAGTTTGCGATGGAATGCGACGTTGATGTATTTCATTTTTAACACGTTCCACAAACTGCATGGCCATATGACTTGGCATATTACCCACGTCGATGGTAAACACACGACGTTCTGGAGCACGTGATATACGATAGATTAAGATTGCATCTTCTAATAGTTCTTTTTGTTTGTAAACTTTGAATACATTTTCTAATAGACTATTACCAAATGGGAAGTTATTATCTAAACCTTCTGATAGACTTAGATGAACTACGTGCTGTGCTTCAACCGCTGACTCACGTTGATTTAAACCAAAGCGTGATCCGTTGCCTGCTGTAGGTCCAACACCCATATTGCCTGATGCACCTTTGCCGCCAGAACCTGCTCCGCCAAGGATTGTTGAACCTTGAGTACCTTGACGTGGACCAATTTGTGGAGTAATCATAGTAGCAATTAGATTTTCAAAGTTAGGTGCTAGATCTTTGATCACATACTGTTCAGGTTTCTTACCTTCTGATTCGTTTACAATAACTTTAATAACTTGGCTTGGGTCAATCCATGTCCATTTTTGATTTTCTGGATCGCGAATAAAAAACGCATCGCCATACTTAAATGTATTACGAACAATACGGAAGATACGTGTGTCAAATTGCTGTAGCTTGTTCCACTGTGAAAGATATTCGCCTAAGATTTTAACTTCGGCATTGGTTCCTTTAGTGCGCCACTTGACAGAGAATGGGGATTTATTATCTTTTAATTTTTGTGTGCAGAATTCTGCAAGGATATCTAATGCAGCATTAACTTCCGGGTCACTGTCCATGACTTCATATTGTGCATATCGTTCTACACGATTTGGTGAACCGGTATACACATCTGGCAAGTATGAACTATAGTTTGTACGTGCTGGTCCAGGACGATTGCCTGAGTTAGCACCCGAAATTGGACTAAGCATTTCGCCGTTAACTGGTACTGGGGTGAAGTATTTGCGCCAACTCATGTATTATCCTTACTCAAACATGTCGTTTGAATTACTTTGTATTGCTCTTACTTGTTTTTCTGAAACATTAACTTGTTCAGCAGTGTGAGAGATCAATTGCATCATACCTTTATTTAACTGTATTAGCTGTTCTCTTAGGTCGGTCATGGTTGCTGAACCAGTACTTATAGGCACCGGAGACGGTGTTGTTTGTGGTTTTGGCGTAGCCTGTCCGGTTGAGTCAGCAGTTGCTGCTGCTGAAACTTTAGTCTTAACATTATTCAACATGTTATTCAATTCTGGCCCTACTTGATTTTGAACTTGTTGTGCCATTTTGTTTAAGTCAGGGATACTGTTTCCCATTTGAGCTTGCATTTTGCCCATTATTTGACCCATTTGATCTTTTCTAGCAATCATTTCTTCGCCGTGTACTTCAATAGGAGTACCGGATCCAAAATTTTCAAACATCTTATTAAAGTCACCGCCATTTAAGAAATCAGGAATACCTGGCGATCCGTTTAATCGTTTATTCATTTCTTTATTAGTACCAGGTACATTAGCTGCTGGGGTTACTCCTATTGCCTTGGCGCCACTTTCAAGACCTTGATTAATTCCACGGCCTAATCCTGTAGGTGTGCTAAGATTTTTAAGTGCATTATTAAGATTTGGAATAGCAGTATTAACTGTAGTACCTACTTCTCGATTTAGTTTATTGAATTCTACTGCAACTTGTCCACCAACTACTTTACCTAAGTTATCAATTTGATTAATAGTTCGTCCAACAATAGCACCTTCATTAGCTTTAACTAGGCCATCTTTATCAATTATTTTGCCAGCTGCATCTAACTTTCCCTCAACCATTAATGCTTTTCTTGCAGCAAGTTCACTATAGTCATCACCTTTGGCTTTTAATTCTGCTTGCTTTTGTATAATATTTTTTTCAACTTCGTAATAATCTTTTTGTAGCTTACCCATGTTATACAACCCACCGTTTGTAACAGCCACGGCTGATGTAAAATCTTTACTAGCTATGCGAGCATCCACTGCTGCTTGTGCTTGCTCTTTTGCTTGCAATTTTTGTGCTTCTGTTGCCTTTGGATCATTTAATACTTTTGCATAATTTCCTACGGCATTTGATGCACTGCCTAATGCAGCCTGTGTATCAAGCGCACTTTCAGACATTGCACTTCCGTTGTTGATCATCATTTCAGCAAACATTTCTTGAGTTTCTTTGCTATTACCAAATGCTGATTGACCTTCTAACATACGTTTACCGTAGTCTAAATCGCCTTCTTTCATTTTTTCAATAGTCTTTGCTTCAACGTCTGCTCTAGACTGTACTTCGGCTGCTAATCGTTCTTGTTCTTCACGGCTTTTTCCTGACAAATCTGCCAGCGCATTTAATTCGCCAACATATTTAAGGGTGCTGGCAATTGCTCTGTCGTGTGCTTCTTTGGTATTATTTGCACCCGTGATAGAGGTGCGAGTGGTCATTGCAAGTGCCGATGCAAATTCTGACTGGCTTACTCCTAGAGCTTTAAAATCTTGTGCCACAGGATCTGCTTGTATGTCTGCTAATAATCCTAAAAATGCTTTAGCACTGGCATTTTGTCCGCCGGCCATACCAGCCATTGCTTTGCCGTTTTGTTGAATAAGTGTAGCGAACTCTGGAAGAGTAAGTTGCGCTTGCTTAATTGCTAAATTAGCTTCACCTAGATTCTGTCCAAAATTTACACCATACTTTCCAGTTTCATTTAATGTGCGATTGACATTAAACACGCCAGTTCCGAGATCATTAACTACCTTTGCTGCAGAACTAGCGGCACCGCCAAACATACCCACAGCGCCAGTAACCCCATCCAATGCTGTTTTTGCATTAAAGGTTCCACCGGCCATATCACCGAGTCCTTTGTATATGCCATTTGCAGCTTGAGTAATCTTGCTAGACGAATTGGTCATTGCTTCAGCACCGCCAAGATTTGCAGTAGACGCAGAACCTGGGCGAACATATGAACTGTTCTGCTGTGCTTTCATAAGTGCTTCTGCTATACCACCATAGTCGTCGTTGTCAAGTTTAGCCATTATATTTTCCTGGAAATATGCGTATATAAATACTATATCATATATTTATCCGGAGTATAATATGGCCACTAATCCTCTTCAACAGTACTTTAGACAACCTAAGATCTATATCAAACTACCTAGCGGCGGTGTGTTTAATAAATTAGGATCCCTGCAAGGTGATGTTACTAACATGCCAGTTTACGGTATGACTGGCATGGATGAAATAATCATGAAAACTCCTGACGCACTAATGAGTGGAGAAGCTTCAGTTAAAGTTATTCAAAGTTGTTGTCCGTATATTAAAGATGCATGGGAACTTAGTAATATTGATACTGATCAAGTATTAGCCGCTATCCGGATAGCAACTTATGGCAATGAAATTGAAGTTGCTACTAAATGCAAAGACTGCGGGGCAGACAACGAATATTCACTTGAATTGTCTAGATTAATTGAACATTTTAATCTTTTCAAATATATTAATAGTGTTAAGATAAATGATTTAACTATAAAAATGCAACCATTATCCTATCGTCAAAGTACAGATTTTAATCTACGCAACTACGAATTACAAAAACAGCTACAGCAAGCTGCTGCGGTTGAAGACGATGCAGAACAAAAGAAATTAGTTAATACTATTTTTGTCAAACTTAGTGATTTACAAAATGAAATTTTCTTTAGTAGTATAGAGTGCGTAGAAACTGCTACGGAAACAGTAACTGATCGTATGTTTATTAAAGAGTGGGTTAGTAATTGTGATAAAGCAATATTTGATGCTATCAAAAATAACTTTGAAGAAAACAGAGAAAATTTAAAAGCACCGCCATTTGTTGCTAAATGTGAAAGTTGTGGCGTGGATAACGAAGTTAATTTTAATTTGGACGAAACAAATTTTTTCGTCAACGCCTAATTAGTTTCAGCAACTTAGAAATTATTGAATATCTAATTAGGCTAGATAACGAAGTATTAGAATTTAAAAAAGAGTTAGTTAGAATTGCATGGTACATGCGAGGCAGTGTACAGCTTAATGATTTATACGATCGGTATAGTTCTGATGACCGAGCAGGTATGTATGATGTTATTAAAGATAATATCGAAACTACCAAAAACTCTCAAATGCCCTTGCTTTAATTAAACTTCCAATCCATTTGACCAGTAATGGGATCTTGAATCATATTACCGCCGATATCCTTCCATTTACTCTTGTCAGGTTCCGGTGTAACACCCTGTGTAATCGGTGTGTATTGACCTAAACTATTATAACTCTTTGCACTCTTAGATGGATCAACTGGTGCAGTTGATACACCTTGTCCACTAGTAGTAGATGCAGTAGGCTTCTGTCCTGCTGCTGGTGCAGTTTTTTGTCCTTGGCTATTAAACCATGGAATTAGACTTTTAAATTTATCAAGACCCGCAAGCGGAACAGCACCGAATACTGTGTCTAAATGCAGTGCATTCTCAGCATCATTGGCCATAATATCTATAAACAATGCACGACCTGCTGGGGATTGTACTAACCAGTTTTCAGCGAAGATTAAACCAGCAGCCGACATAGCTTTATAGAAAGGTCCAAAGTATGGAATTTTGCCAATGAGTACACCTGGCCCTAATTGTAACGCTGCCGCAGCCAGTCCAACAATGCATTCACCGACTGCAACACTCATTTCTTTTTGTCTTAATGAATCATATAATTTTTGATTTTCTTCGGGAGTATGATCAAACGGATCTTTCCCAGCTTTCATCAACTCATCATACTTGTTCATTTTTTGATTATAAACATAGAATGGTTGTAAAGTAACATCTAATGCAGAAAGCCATGCAAAGTGATTAATTAAATTTTTAAATTCTCTACTAACTGTCTGTTTAACCAATTGCTTATCAGCCAATGACTGTGCTTGTTTAGTAATAGAAGGATCTATAATAAACTTGGGATTCACTCCCATTTGTTTTAATTCATCGCTAGTTAACGGACCACCTTTAGCAGTAATTGCCTTAGCAATAGCTTCAACAGTTTCTTTTTCACTTGCTGTAGCCAGTGTTTTAGTTCCCTGTTTAGACACGAAGTCTGCAATCCCCTGCCAGAATCCTTCATTAATTTTGTGAGCAATTATTTCATTAACTTTCATGGTAGTATATTTATAAGAAGAACTTGCGTTCTTCTGTGTTTTCGCTTGCGCTCAAACACATTTCTTTCTTTTAGACTATGATTAAAACGCGAAGCGTTTAAGATATTATCTAGATTGTTCAGTCACACTTTGCCCTAGCTGGGCAAAGTTAAAACGGACATTATCTGAGTTGCACAATGTCACAGTAGCAGTATGGCATTACAGAGGCGGTCATCCGGTACCTCGAGCCAAGTCTTTATATGACGGCGGTTGTCTAGCATTCGCTACCACACTAAACAACGTAGGGTTTTTCTCCCTTCTTTTAGCCTTTTTAAACTTTCTCTTATAAATCAAACGGATTCCATAGGCATATTCCGTCAAGGTCCTGTAAAGGATACTGATTTATAACTCTGCTGCCGGTCAGATATTCCCTACCCTGCGATCCTAGATCCAGTTAAAAGGCGCCTACGAAGCTGGCGATAGCTGTAAATATGGCAGTTATTTGCCTAGATTTGTTGAGCCTTGAGTATATGCGAACCATGTACACGCACTTGAATATGACCGTTATAATAGTCTTTTGATTCTAGTACGCGGCGAGCAAACTGCTCGCGAGCTTCGATATAACTACA